CTTGCCCAGCGATGCGAGCGAGCCCTGGCCGACGTCTGCGTCACCGTTCAGGATGTTCAGCAGGTTGACGTTAGCGCGTTCGTTGCGCTCGACGGCGACCTGGCGGGCAATGGCAAGCGAGATCAGGTCGAGGTTGACGTATTTGGTGGCCTGCTCGGACCATTCGATGCCCAGCGCGTAGGTCGGGATGCGGACCTGCTTCTCGCTGGTCGTGACGCTCATCATGCGCGCCGGCTTCGCCAGTTGCGAGGTGACCTGCGACCGGCCGGCTTCAGCGCCTGTGAAGTTGATCTCGGGCCACAGGAGCCATTCATCGGCGATCGTGTCGTCCTGGGCAATCATGCCGTCGAACGCGTTGGCGTTGGTATCGAGATTGGCCAGGAGCTTGTCTTCGATCAGGGCGCCGATGGCGGGCGTCAGAAGGACGCGGGCCTGGTTTGACGGGTTGCGGACGATGGTGCCGGCTTCGTACGTGACGCGGCCGTTGACCACCGAGTCCAGGGTGCTGGACTTGATGCCGAACTTCTTCTGCGGGACCAGGACGATACCCTCGGACTCACAGAGCTGCGAAAAGGGGTCGCCATAGGCCTCGACATTGGTATCGAGAAGGCCGTTGACATAGTCACGAACAGAAGCCCGGGCATTGCCGGCTTCGCGGACCACGTCGAGGTTCATCTCGAATTGTTGAGTCGCACCTTGTGCGTCGATAAAAGCTGCCATGTCTTGGTCTCCTTAACCGTTGACGCGTGCGATGGTGGCGTACTGGCCCACGGCCGTAGTGCCTTCGAGGGACACGACACGCCAGGCGTGGTACATGCCGGTTTGGGTGGTGGCCTTGCACACCTTGACGGGTACCGTGAGCGCCGTGCCCTTGGGAACAACGGTGCCGGTAACGACATAGTCTCCAACTGCGATCACACCAGTGCCCGGAGTGGCCTGCAGGCCGTCGAGCGTCACGCGCTTGCGTGACTTGCTGTCGACCGAACCGATCGAAAAGTCATCTGCAGTGTAGGTTTCGACTGCAGTGACGAAGCCTTCGATCTGATCACCTACGGCGCACAGGCTGTACTGGCTATCGCCAATCAGCTTGACCGCTTTTCCGATCATCTTGTCGTCTTCGTAGTTGGCCGAGCCCGAGGCCGTGCCGAGTCGAGCAGTAAAGGATTCGATCCCCAACTGCGACACCATTTTGAATTTTGCCATGCTAGTCCTACTCCTTACTTGATGTGGCGAGCCGCATTGACGCGGGCCATGCGGCGCGGATCGCTCGACGCCTGGTTAGTGGTGCCTTCGAGGGTTGCGGCAACGCCGCCAACCGGGTACTTGGCTTGGAAGAGCGGGGTCAGGCGGGCATGCTCGGCAACCACTTGCGATGGAGTCATGCCCTCACACAGGCCAGCACTGCCCCCAAGGTTCAGGCTCATGTTGCCTGCTGACTTCACTGCGATCGCAACCAGCGGATCCAGTACAGCCTCGACGGCTTCGAGCTTCTCGGTGACTTTGCTCAGGTCGATGGCAGCCTTCAGGATCTCCGCGTCCTTCTCTTTGATCTGCGCGGTCAAATACTGCACAGTCTCCGAGGTTTTGGCAACTTCAGCTTTCTCGGCTTCGACCTTGGCGACTTCAGCGGCTTCCGCCTCAACTCGCTTGTCAGTTTCTGCCTTCAGCGTTGCAGCCTTCTCGGCTTCGATCTTGTCAGTCTCAACCTCGTCCAACTCGGTGTCTCCTGACACCGAAGCCGACGCGACGCCCGCAGCCAGTAGCGCGATGTCGGCTTCAGTCAGTGCTTTTTTACCCATGTCTTCCCCTCCAGGAACTTGCGCAGCGACCGCACGCGATAGTGAGCCGCTATGATTACCGCGATTATCCATAGTTTGTGGTAATGATGCAACACTTTTTCTCCTGAGGTCACCCATCACCTCGTCAAATGTTGCGATCTTGTCCACAAGACCTACATCCACCGTGGCCTTGCCGATGAACTCCTGCCCATCTGCCATCGTCTTGTCTGCGTAGGCGTAGGACTTGCCACGAGCTTCCGCCACGTGCTCGACGAATACCTCGTACGTGGCATCAACCACGGCCCGGATCTGGGCCTCGGCTTCGGGCGTCAGTGGTTCGTTGCTATCTGCGAGAGCTTTGTACTTGCCAGCGCGGATGACCGTGACCGTGACGCCCTCCATGGCGTTCTGCTTGGAGTACTCCTTGAAGGTGGCCTTGACCCCGATCGAGCCGACAAGCGACGAGCGGCCGGCGAACACTTCACCCGCGGAGCTGCCCAGCCAGTACGCAGCGGAGGCCATGATCGAGTCGGTATAGGCCGTCACAGGCTTGACCTTGTCGTTGATCAAGCGGATCAGCTTGGCCGTATCGTCACACCCGGACACGGCGCCGCCGCCGGAATCGATGTTCAACAGGATCTGGCTCACGTCCGGGTCGTTGGCCGCGGCCAGGAGTGCATCGCGGATCTCCGGGTAGCCTGTGGCTCCGAACATCTCAAGCATCCAACTATCGGAATTCATCAGCGTGCCAGAGATGTTGATCGTCGCCACCCCGTGCTCTACTGAGAGCAGGCGCGGGCCTTTATCCTCGTTGTCATCGTGGTGCTTACCAGCCTTCAGTGCGTCCTTGATGTTGGCCTCGACCTGCAGTGCTGCTTCGTAGCTGGACTGTGACCCTGCCCAGGCTCTTTCTTCTTGTATGCTCATTCGCGATCCCTATACCTTGGCGATAATCATTGGAGTGGCGTTAGTCGCCACTATTGTCTGCGTTCCTGTAGTGAGCGTTGCGTGCGGGCGACTGTACTGAACTACCAGCCTGTCACACCCTGGCGCATCAGCATATGCCCCGAGGAATTCCCCATCCCATGAGTATAATGTGGAGTCCCATACGGCAATACTATCATCCCATGATGCTTGCCTTGCCACTTATACTCCTCCTGCTACCGTCATGGCCCAACATCTCCAGCAGGCCCCGCGTCTGCGTCGAGCGTCGCCTGAGTGGCCAGGCTGTAGAGCACAGCGTATAATCCGCCGTGCGTCATCGTCCCGCCAGTCATCTCCCCTGTCAGTGGATTACGCAACGGGAATGTCTTGTCCGGTGTCGTGAATTCGATAGTGATTGAGCGCGTCGGCCTGCCTACGCTCTCCCCGTCGCTAAGAATCGTTCTCCGCTCTTCGTCGAACCGGATTGTCGGCGTCTGTCCGTAACCGTTCAGGCACTCGACGTGGCACACGCGGTCCCGCGAATCGCCCACCACTGCTTCAAGATTTCGTTCTGCTGTCGTCATTGTTTTGCCCTCAGTTGAGCACGGTGAAATTTACCCGCGTTTCAGCGGTCGCCGCGGCATTCGCAGTCAATGTGAACGATCCGGCTGCAGCAACGGCAACAACGGATTTCATCGTCGCATCGGCCGTCGCTACTGTCGCGATAATGATGCTGCTCGTCGTCACACGGCTGTTCGTGACGACCAGAGACGAGGCGCCTGCAGCGAAATTGACTGAGCCGAGCGTGTTATTGATCGTCCTCGCGCCGGTCGTGCCGCCAGCGGTGATGGTTTTGTCGAGTCTGATATCACCTTGGAAAACGAAGGCGCCGCCTGTTGACGTCCATGTCGGGATGCCGCCGCTGGAAACGACCGCATACTGGTAATTCGCGGCGTCGTATCCGTTTCGGAATTGGCCGATCACGTGCACAGGGGCGGATGCGCTGTTCGTGCCAAATCCGGCGTATCCCTCGACCGCAAGGCCGTTTGTCGGAAGGCTGTATTGTGGAAGCGATTTGTACGTCGCCCCGACGCCGATATTCGGCTCCAGATTCGCAGACGAAAGCTGTGTTAAGTTCAAGCCAGACAGGCGCAGGTTGTTATCTGCCGCCCCATGGTAGTTTATGAGGAAAAGCAGCTTTATATACGCTGTACCACGCCTAAAACTTCCAGATACTTCTGTATAGTCCTGCTGTGGAGCGCCAATACTACCAGAGTATTTCGTCCATGCGTTTGGCACAATTATGTTAGTCCCCGCAATGTACTGGTACGTTCCCCCGGCAAAATTGTTTCTCACCTTCGTCCCTGCCGGCAAAGAAGGCCCTGCCCACGGAACCCGCAGCGTTATCACGTTACCGCTAATCCCGCCAGACACCCACGCACCAGAACTGTTGTTTCCCGAGTAGTTATTGCTAGCTAGGCGCGTATATTCATAATCTGGGTAGGTGTACCCGAACGAGTTTGTATAACCGTACCAACAAAAGTTATTCTGCAGAACAGCCGGCCCGTTGCTCCAACCGGACGCGGACGCAAGTGTTACCGTGGTATCTCCTGGATTAAGTGCAGCCGCCAGCGTAGTGTCTACTGCCCCGCTAACTCTGACCCCGTTTTGTGTGGTGATGTTTAGTCCGTCAATGTCATACATTGAGATGCCGAAGTATTGCCTGTTTGCGGCATTATAGTTTGCCCCTCCGACATCCCCGCTCTTTGCAAACAACGATAATGCGTATCTATTTTCTACGTCTACTGGAATAAGCTCGTCTGAAAACCTGGACGATGTGTTGGCATTGACCCTGAATGAGCCTACCCCAGACTTTACGTCAATCGCGTCGTACGTAAACGTAGAGAAATTTGTGTTGTCAAGCATTAACCCTGATCCGTTTGTGATTAGGGACTGCTGTCGTGATTGTACATATTCTCTGGTGGTGACTGAGCGCATAAGTCCGCCGAGGCTTATCCGAACATCTCCCGGGGTGGCATTGGACGTGGCCTGTAGCGTCAACGCTTCTCCCGCCCCCGACCCTCCGATAATCGTTTGGCCGCCCGCCTTGCCGGCCAGAGTGACGAAAACAGATTGCAGCGCCGTTTTGATATTCGCCCAAGAAAGCTTTTTCAGCACATTTGATGCGGCCGAATCCATCAATCCAATTTGATCTGCATCGACCGGCGTCGTCTTGCTAGTCGCGCCGTTGATCAGGGTGCCGATTGTCGTCGTTGTCGGGACCAGTGATGGATGCGCCGCCCCATCGCTGTTGTGCGTAGAAATCAGCGTGGCGACAGATGCAGGGGTGCTGTGCCCCGAGTGAGGCGCACTTGCTGCAATGTGCGCGTCGGCGCTCGAGCCCTGAGTCGACGTCGCGTATGCGGTGCTGGCTGTCGTAGCAGCCGTTCCAAGGCCAAGCGTCGTCCTGGCCGTAGCCGCGTCTGCATCATCGACCAGCGTGGCACCGAACGCCGATATGCCGTGCGCAGTGGTGACAGCGTTGTGCGTCGAGATGGCGCCGGAAGGCTCAAAATCACCAGTCGCCGCAGCGGCGGCCGTCCCAAGAGTCGGCGTTCCAGAGAGCGATCCGTAGGCAATCTGCGCGCCGTCGCCCCCGTTGTGATCGTGTGAGTCGCCGTTCGTGACGCCTTTTGCCGCGACTGCGTAATCCGTCGCTGCCGTGGCCGCTGCGGTACCGAGAGTCGGTTTGCCGGTGAGGTCCGCATAGTCGGTCACGCCACCGGGCGCCAGTCCCGTCAGCAGCGACCCATCCAGCGCAGGAAGCTGGCCAGCTACAGCGAGCTGAACGAGATTGCCGACCCCTGCCCCAGCGTTTAGGTACGCAGCGGTGCCGAGGTCGGCAATCAGGTCATAAAGCCCAAGCGCCGCCGCGGCGCCTTTCGCGTCGGCAACGGCGGCATCAATTGCTGCGGCGGCAGCGGCGTCAGCGGCATCGCCCGCGGCAGCGATCACGCTCGACAGACGGTATTCGATAGATGCCGTGTCAGTGCTGCCAGTGACCCCTATCGCCGCCTCGTGCTCACGTAGCGCATCCGTAATCTCTTGGTGGTACTCAGAGTGCCTCGGCGTTGTAAGACCCAGCTTACTTGTGGTCGGTGCTGCCGGGGCATCAGAGAACGTATTCAATGCTGATGGGAACGCCATGCTTATCTCCACTCAACCGTAACAGCACCGGAAAAGAATCCAGTGCTGACAGGCACCCCGTCAGGGCTCACGACCTTAAAGTTGTAATGCCCCGCGCTCCACGCTGCATCAAGTGTGTCTTGTGCAGGTACCGTAACCCGAAGCTGACCGGGCCCAATAATCACAATCCCACTGCTTGAAGTGGAAATCTCCATCAATTGGGTACCGCCCGGTTCGTCGGTAACGCTCATGTCGGCTGTGTGGTCAACCAACGATACAGGCTGGAAGTATTGCAGTACACCACCAGACTCATAGTCCGTAAAAGTCGTCGCGTTCACCCCATTCAACTCGATCGTGTTAGTGTCAACGAAAGTTGCTATGTGGTAGTCCTTGGCAGTAGTCCTTGCAGGCGCGTTGATATCGGACATGCCAACAACTCCGCTAACCAGGCATCTCCAGCCGTCAGGCATACCATGGGAAGTCACCGTCAGTTTGGGCGAACCATCTTTAGTGATCCCCGTGATTGGCACGTACACAATCTTGCAGGACTCCAGGTTCACGTCCAGCTCAAAGGTCTCGCCTCTGTAGAAAATCAGGTCTCTCTTCACGCTTAGCTCACTTGACTGCAGGAGCGCGTGCAATCAGCTCCGTTTTCATTTGACTTCCGGCTGTACTGCCGAAGTGGTAGTTCATGACAGCCCCCCATGCTGATGCCAAAGCTCCCAGCAGAATCAGTAAAGCCGGGTTGTTATCGGCCTGAAGGTTGCCAGATAGCAAGCCCCCGAGGATGCCGAAGAAACCCACAGTTACAAGCAGAGACAGGGCAGCAGGCACCCAGCTCCGCGTCGCCACTTGCATCGCCCTGGCGTCTTTCCTGTCGTCGACGGACAGTGCTGCCAGCGTCTCCTGATTTTTGAGACCAAGCTCCTGCATCTGCACGGCGAACGCCTGATCGGCCTGCTTCAGCGCCAGGAGGCTCTCTGGGGTTGCGCCTGAAATCGCAGCCTTGATCGATTCTTCTGTCTTGTCAGATAGCCCGAGCGCGTTGGCCACGGCCGTCACAGCCGTGCCGCCAAGCGGCCCACCAAGGGCTGTCCCGATCCATGGCGCGACCGTAGAGACAACAGACTTCCAGTCAGACATTGGTTTCCTTTACCAGCGTACGAAGACGCTTCATCCTGTTCGCCCACCCTCGCCTGAACATCTCCTGGCTTGGGTCATTCCTCATGATCTGCTCGTAGAACTCATCTCGTACACCAAGGTACGCCTGCACGACCCAGCCGATGCTATAGGTCGTCACGATGTCATTAAGCGCAGCCAGCGTCTTCAACCCGATATCGCCGTCCTGTGCGGTACCGACAATGCCCTGGAGCCAGCGCGCCGCCCTGCCCGGGCCGTGCTGCACGGCAGAGTCGAAAACGACCATGTCGAGCGGAACCGGAAGCGTGCTGCACTTTGCTGTTCTCCAGAAAAGCTCATCGTAGATGGACCAGACCTCGTGCATCTCGATGTATTTGACGTGTCGAATGGGCTTGTTATGGTCAGACAACCAGCGGTCATACGTCCGCTGGGTGACGCCGAAGTTTGTTTTTCCGCCGCGATCAACCTTGTTGTCGCTATAGCCCCCTTCGAAGGAGAGGATGTGCTTCAGGTAGGCCTCTGGGAGTGTCATTTCCCCACTCCCAAGGTGTGGGTCCACGTCATAAACGCGTCCTTGATCGCGTAAGCAACGATGCCAAGGGCTCCTACGACAGCCCAGATTACACCGGACTCCGTCACCTTTTGCATCATCTTGGTCTTGGCCCTAGCCTTGTCAATCTGAGCGTCTACCCATGCAACTCTGGCCGCTATCTCCGTCTTTGTTCCGTGAGCTTCCATAACCCGCTCTTCTGCGTCGACATGGGCAATTAGAACAGTGGCGATATTATTAAGGCCGTGGAGCAGCAGCCGGTCAACAGCAATCCCGCCTTGATTGGCAATTAGTTCTACTTCCTCGTCTGTATAGACTTTCAACCTGTACATGCTATGCGGCATCCTCGATGGCGTAGATATCAGCCTTCTTGTTTTGCCCGCGCCCGGTCGCAGGTGTGGTTGGTTTCAGCTTCTGGTTCAGCGTGCTGCCGTCATTCGATGGCGCGGCTGGCCCGTCCGCGGTGGCAGCCACGGCGCCGTGCTTGAACATCGTCCCGCTCAGCGGCTTCATCCCCGGCGGCGGCAAGCGGCCGGTCAGTGCCAGGTTCGCCTCGTCGTCCGTGATCATCCCCAGCGACAAGCGCTCAAGGAGCATCATCTGCCTCGTCTGCTGGAAAGCAGCAAGCTCTGCATCTGGCCTCAGGTCGATGCTGGCAAAGGTGAACTTGACCGTGACGTCCTGACCAAACAGGCGCACAGACAAGGTCAAGGACCGCGACCAGAACTCCTCGATCGGCGCCTTGATCGCTCCGGTAGCACTCTTCATGAACAGCATGATCTCGCTCGACGCGATGTTCGAACTACCACTGGCGTAGCCAAGGACTGTGCCGTTCGTCTTCGAGCCCGTGCTCAGGCGCGCATTGCTCATCTCTTGGAGCACAGTGTATTCGTTGGCCAGGCTGCCGTTGCCCGGGGTCTCAACCTCGAACTCCAGGCTCGACAGGTAGACCAGGACGTCTTCCGGCCGCAGCGAGTTGACCTTGCTCTCGATCTCGGAAATGATTGCGTTCATTTCCTTGACCGCGACGTCACGGTCGCCCTGCGCTTCCTGGCTCAGGTGCTTGCGCAGCGTCTCTTCGTCAACCCGCACCTTCTGGCGAGGGTGGATGACCTTGCCCACGATGCGGGTGATGTCATTTGAGAACTGCTCGCTGTAGATCACAGGCTTGATCGCGCTCTCGATCGGGCTGCTCGAGTAGGGTTCGAGCAGGCTCTGGTCGAGCGACACGTAGATGAACGTCGGCGAGTCCAGCGCAATCTTCTCTGACCCGATCACCTGATAGGGTATCAAGGTCTTGTCGGCTGCCGCGATGAACTTGATCTGGGTCGTGCTGATCGGCTGGATGCGCTTCGGCAGCCGGTCCTTGCCCAGGACCACCTCTCCGCAGCATGACCCGTACTGGATCAACTCCTTGGCCAGCGACTCCGACGTCGCCCTCACCGATTGCGGGCCCGTGAAGCCGTCTGTGAGGTAGTCCGGGAGCAGGTTGAAGCGTGTCAGGATTTGCTGGGCCAGCTGTGTGGCCTCGCGGTTGAACGTACCGTCAGGGTTGACCGCGACCGCGGTGTATTCCTGTGGAACACCCAGGCGGATGTAGGACCACACCGACGCTGACAGATCCGGCGAGCTCGCAACGAAGTCACGGATGATAGCCCACGTATTCGCGCCGTTGCGCAGCGTCGTCGTGTCTGTGCTGGCCAGTCGGCGATCGTTCTGCGGCAGGAAGTCGGCCGTCGGCTTAGTCGTCGTGAGGTAGCTCGGGAACGTCGCTGACCCCGGTTTCACCTTTGGTGGCGCGACCGGGGGCAACTGTACTGCTGCGTCCAGTGCCAGAAAGTCACTCACGCTGCTGAGGCTGTCAAACATGCAGGTTCCCTATGATTACCCGCATGATACGCTATCGTCACAACTCACACAATAGCTTATGACTATTGAAGCATACACTGCTTACACCTTGATGGTCTGCGCTTTACACTGCACACTGCCCCATAAACTGGCTAGGTCACGTCCGCGTAGGTGCCTTCTGGAAGCTGCTAACCAGCGGCAGCGCACCCCCACCTGCACCGGAGAATGTCCCGATGATGTGCTTGGCGACGAACGCATACGACAGGGCGAACCAGAAGTGATCATTGCCTGCCTCTGACTTCAACCACCTGAACTCGACGGTCTGAGACTTCAGGTTCCAGTCCTTGACTCGGCGCATGTCTGTGCAGTGCTCCACGAACTCTGTGTCCCGCAGGCACGCCAACTTCGAAAACTGGCCCGAGCGAATGTACGACATCAGGGCATCGAAAACCCTG